GAACCTATTCAGCGCCTATTAACTTCTCCAAGCAAGGAGATTCAGTAGATATAAACAATACCCGCCCTTATACTGCTATGCAGTTAAACCTTAACCCATTGATGGCAGCGTTCGCATGAGTTATATTCCTCAGGTTAATGACTATGTGCGATGGAAAAATCATGAGGGTTGGGTGTACTTCAAATGTGAACAATCTATCAGCATTGAGTTAGGTGTGAAGGATAAAGTGTGCCATGAACATGGTGCGTCATTCCATAAAAAGAATCACATCCTATTGATATGTCCTGTATTTCAATGGGATGAACTTGAGTATGTAAAAAACAGAAGGGATAGGTCTGATGATGAATACAAATCGCAGCAGTACAGACACAAAGACCCGTGAAGTTTTGGAGAACATGGAAGTACACACTAGGGAGTTTTAGTGATGACAAGACACAACCTTATGATGATAAGGTTGCTATCATACGCACCTGTATTCTTGTTAGTTACATGGTCACTAACATTTTTATCATATCTGGAGTATTGAGGCATTGGCATGATGTACCAAGTGAATTACATGAAACCCAAAAAGAAAGGTTATGCACAACAGAAAGCAACCTTTCTTAAAATTGAAGATGCTGTATTCTGGGAAGAACATGTAAAGAAAAATCTTAACGCAGTGGACACTACGATTACTGTCCACTAATTTCCCACAGACCATCAATCCCGTGTATATTAAGAGAGTCAAACAAATGAGTGACATGAGTTACACCTTTGAACAGTTCGAGCAAGACAAGCAAACACTTTTGAACTTGAT